TTCTTTCAGCGCCTTCTCTGTGTTTTCAAGAATCGTCGCAGTGACGGATTTCTTGTGGTTATCTTCGATTGCCGAGAAAGATTCGTGCTCAAGAATTGGGCCCCACTTTTCGACAAGAGCTTGATAGTTTGTCTGTGACATTTTGTTCTATCTCCTTGTTTGGGTTTTACTGTTTTTATTTATATAAAATTTAATTTCAAAAGGTTATTATTTTCTCGCGTTAAGAGCCTCAACGAGAGCATTAATTGAAGAGTGTTCAGAAACAGGTGCCTGGACTTCTGTATCTTCAGTAATGATCTCTTCTTCCTCAACTTCTTCAGATACCACTGGTTTTTCTTCTGCAAAGAATGATTCCTTCAGAGTTTCCAAGTTAGCAGTATAATCATCAATGTTTTGGAAGTCAAGCTTTTCGGAAAGAACCTTTAGGCGCTCACGTTGTGTCAACGTCATTCCTTCAGTAATTTCGTCAAAGGCTTTAGCCGCTTGGAATGCAGCAATTTCTTTAGCAAGAGCAAGGTTCTCGTCGATTTTAGCATTTGCTTCTTCTTTCAAAGATGCAACTTCTTCTTCAAGACTTGCTACAACATCGACAGTTTCTTCGTCAACTACGATGTTATGCTCTTCAAATAGTCCTTTTAGACCATCCATTAATGACTCAGCCATCTCGACTTTAATGCCTGTTTCGATAGCCAATTCGTTTTCCTGCATCCACTCTTCGACAACGTAGTCAAGATATGAATCAAGATTGTCAACCATTTTTTCAACGGTTGCTTCAACTGATTCTGCAAGCTCTTCTTCAAGCTCTGCAGTTTTCTCTTCGATGATTACGTTTGCCTTTGCTGTGGCAGCTTCGTTTACTGCAGCTTCAAAAACAAGTGTTGCTTTGCTTTTGAACTCTTCTGAAAGATTCATGCCGTCAAACATTTTTGCGACTGATTCTTCAACAGTAATGACTTCTTCTTCAATGATTTCTTCAACAACTTCAGCATCTTCTTTAACTGAACCTTGTGGTGTTTTTACGTCATCTTCAACGTTGTCGGCTTTTGCATCAGCCTTTTTCTTTGTCGATGCCTTACCTGCGTCAGCTGCTCCACCTTTTGGTGAGGCTGGTGCTTCTACAGATGAGACGCCGTCGGCAGATACAACTTTTTCTTCAATTTGTTCTGACATAGTGGTACTCCTCTTAGTAAGATTGTTTTTATATCCAATATTTATACAATTCTTATTTTCTAATTGAATTGATGAATCTTTCAAACTGCGATGCAGCAACTGATTCGTCAATCAACCTAACAGTTCTCTTGTAATGGCGTTTCACTTCTTTGTGGATTTCTTCTACGACTTCAGCAACTTCTTCTTGCTGCTCTTGTGGCAACCAAGCGTTTGCAGCGATGTCATAGTAGAACTCAACATTTTCCATCATGCCTTTAACAAAGCAATTAGGGCCAGAAGGATCCGTTACAATATCAACAGTAGCTAAATGGAAATCATCTTGAACTTCCATAATGCCATTTTTAGGTTTTACTGATCCGAGGCCTCGAGTTGACACTCCGATAGTAATTCCTTCATCAAGTAAATTCTTTACGATCTCACCCATAGGTGTACCAAGAATTTTGGCTTTACCGACAAAATTAGAACCTTCTCTTCTCATCTCGGTAATAAGGTGGGATACTCTATCACCATTAATAGTTGGTCCTTCAGGGTGTCCCAATTCACCGATAGCACGTTTGGTATCAATGAAATCTTTTTGATAACGGTTCATTTCTTTTTCAAGAACTGCGGTTGGATAAATGCGACCATTACGGTTCTTGATGTCGCCTTGCATAAAGATCCCTTCAATGTAATGGGACTTTTTGCCGGTCGCTTCATCAAGCTCCGTTTGGAATGAAACAGCTTCGTTTAATTCTGTTATTAACTTCATTTTTCAACCGTCCTTTATTCTGTTCTGCAATATATTTATAATAATTCTGTATTATGCCTTATAAGCAACCGGTGTACAAGACAAAGTTGCAGATGATGCAATCTTGTCTGTTGCTGCTTTTTCTACGTATTCAACAGAACCTGCTGGCATTTTGAATGTGCCTAAAGTATCATCGTCAGAATTCGTAATTGTCACAGTTGCAGCTGATGCGGCAAAACAACGAACAAGCTTTGCAGAACTTACTGTGTTCGCTGTTGTAACATCAACTGCGGATCCTTGAACTTTAATAATGCTTGGCATTATAACGCCTCCCTTGCAAACCCAAGAATTTCATTATAACCATCTTTATCTTTAACTAATACTTTACGCATTTCTGTTGAGTTACGAGGATTTAGTTCTCTAAAGAATTTGTTCAAAAGATCTGCGTCTTGTCTTGAAACTTTAACCTTTTCACCACTATCAAGTGTAAGGATAGAAGTTTTAATTGTAAACTTTTCATCAAGCTCAGCTGATTCTTTTGGAATATCAAATGGTGCTTTTTTCAAAGATACTTTATCTTTTGGAGCAGCTTTTGCTGTTTGTAAAGCTCTACGCATTTCCTTAGAAGTTAACTTGCGAGCTTGCTTTTGGCGCTGCTTTTCTTCTAATGATTCGTCAATTTCTTCTTTTCTCATTAAGCGCTTAACGGCAGAATCTACACCTTTACGACGCTTAAGGAATGTTTTGATTCCTTTTTGACGAATATTTTTATCTTGGCTAGCTGTATCCATACCAGCGTCTGCTGAAGAAACCTGAGCTTTTTTGATATAACGACCTGCTAAATCTTTTGAAATCTCATCCATTTCCTCTGCTTCTTCAGAAACTTTTTTAATGTCTTTATACATAGCTTTTAAGCGTGAATCTTTTTCGCCAGATTTTTCAGCCGCTTTTTCGGCCTTTTTAATTGCTTCGGCAGTATTACGGCCTTTTACTTTTTGAGGCTTATGTCCGCTTTTAAAAGTTACAAGCCATTCTGCCTGTGCTTCGTAAAGACCTTCTTTAACAACACCTTTGGATTCAAGATCGCTTCTAATTTTATCAGCAACTCTAGGCGGGAATAGTTTTTCAATTTCTGCTTTCATTTTAGCATCAATTGGTTTACCAGCATTTTTCTTAATAAATGCTTTAACTTTTCTATCCTTCAGTGCTTTCTTAATGGAATCAATTTTATCAAGAATTTTAACAAGTCCAAATAATCCACCAGCAACGGCCATTAAGCCTACACCAACTATGAGTGGAAGGACTTTACCTGCAAACCAAATTAAAGCAATTGTTTCTAAAATTCCTTCATTAAGTTGAGTTTCTTCTTTCATCACTCCCATATCAGTCATTGCGGCCTTGAGTGCTTTTTCTTTTTCGGCGTCTGAAAGATTACCTTTTGACAAAGAAGTCATTAATTTATCAATTTTATTTAATTGATCTGGAGATAATTTAGAAATATCTAAAGATTCATTTAATTTTTCCTCTTTGAGCCCGCCCATTGCATTACCATAAACCTTTTTCTTTAAAGATTTGTATGAAGCTGAAGGGCGCTTCTTTCCGCGATTTTCTCTTTCTTTGTCTTTTGCAATTTCAGCTGGAGTTGGCTTGCGATAAGCCTCTTCTACTGATTCGTCAACTTCTTTGCCAACGATTTTTGAAGCATTAACTTTTTTCATTGTGACAGGAAACTCCTTGTCACCCATTTTCATTTTGTCTTTGCCTGCCATTTTAGCATGCGCAGCTTTTGCTTTGAAAGCATCTTCTTCAATTTTAGGATCTGCTTTAACGTATCCTAAAGCTTTTGCTTTTTCTTTAAAGCTAAGACGACGTGCATCAATCTTTTCAGCTGATTCTTTAATCATATTGCCACAGCAATCGCATTCTTCTCCAACTTCAGAATCAGCATGATCGCCACCGCAATGCTCACAATCTGGACCACAACCGCAAGATGCTTCCTCTAAGCTTTCGCCCATTGCCATTACTTCAGCTGTTGCGTACCCATAAAGAGTTTGCATTTCTCTTGCAACACCTGCAAGTTTGTTTTGGAACCACTCTTCAGGATCTTCTGTTCTTGAAATATAACGTGCAATACCTTGTAGATTATGGGCCATTGCTCTCAAAGAACCCATCATCATTGGCCTTTCAGAACTTGGGTCTTCTGTTAATTCGGCAGCGTCAGGGTCCTCGGCTTCTTCGCCCATATCAACAATGCTATCATCTCTACCTTGGTCAGGGAGTTTTGAAGCTTGGTCATATGCTGCAGCATCTTGACCTTTCATATAATCAGCTAAACGTTTTCTTGGAGGCATTTCTCCGTTGAAAACGTGGTCTTGACCTGAAGGCTGAGCGTCAATTTTTTCAACGGCGTGCTGTGCTTTAAATGCCTTTTCGCCAGCTGCTTTTGGCTCTGCAACCTCCGACATTAAGTTTTTAAACGATTTAGCCATTTTTGACTCCTAAATATTTTAATCTACAAGTATTTATAATAATTCTTTATATGTCGTCCAGATCGTCGTCTGGTGCCAATTCTTTTTCCGCTTCAATTTGTTCTTTCATTTTTTCAGCATCCTCTTCAGACATTTGGAGGATATTTTTAATTACCCACTCTCTTGAGTAATATACGCCAATATGTTCTTCAACTTCACGAAGCGTTGTCATACGTTCACGAGTAATTTCGGCCATTTTCAATTCTTCAAAATAGTTGTCTTTTACAAAATCAAAACGGATAAAGTTTTTGATTTGGGCAAACTCTTCTGGAGTCATAATGCCTCTAAGTACAACTTGTCTTTCAAGAACGTTTGTAAATAACCAAGCAAACCGCGCACGCATACGACGAACAAATTTAGCAAACTTAATTTCGTCGCGTGTAATTTCTGATACTCGACCGAACGAATACATTGTTTCTGGCTCAAGACGAGATAGCGGAACTTTCAACGACTTATAAAGTTTACGTTGGAAATACTGCATATTTTCGTCAGAGCTTAAAGCCTGTGCAGAACCACCTGCCATAACATCGACTTCAGTAGATCGTTCACCACCACGACGCGGGAACCAAAAATCTTCTGTCATTGTCATCATCTTACGAGCGTCTGAAATCTCACCGGTTGTTGCATCATACTGCAACTTATTCTTATGGCGAGTCATCATATCACGCAAATATTGCTCAGCCTTTGATTTTGGTAATTGACCTACATCAATATAAAAGATGCGGCGTTCAGGTGCTCGGGTCAATGTGTAAATAACAGTTGCGTCTTCGAGCATACGTAACTGATTAAGCGGTTTAATTGCCGGATGAATATATGAAAGTACTAAAGAGTTATTTTCGTTCATTTGCCCCGATGTAATACGGACAATTGAGTCTTTAGATATCTTATATCCTTGCGTGTTTCCAGTTTGCCCTGCCGTACCCGAGGCAGTAAACCCGCTTTCAGAATACAAATAATATTCATTTTTGACTTTTTTCACAGGTATTCCACTGTGATCGTCTTTATCTTTCTTATCAATTTCACGAATTAATTTAATCTTACGTGGATCAATATATCTTAATTCTTGTACACCCTTACTAAGATCTTCAGGGTCAATCATTAAATGATAGTTTAGTCGTCCATCAATATAAAATTTTGAAAATGTATCATATGCTGTATTACGGAAATCCATTAGGTTCAAGATATGGTTAAATTCATGACGAATTTTATCTTGAACCTTTGGAGGTAAATCAGTGTCGTCTAATACGATTTCAACAACTTTATCATCGGTATCTACGTTAATAGCTTCGTTCACAACCTCGTCAATTGCTTGTGCAATTTCAGGATGCAAAGACATGCTACGATATTTTGTGACAAGCTCAGACTCAGACTTAGCTGAACCTTCCATGTCAAGCATTGTGCCGTAGAATCCACCGAGAGCGTTTCCGCCTACTGTAATCGCGCCGTCGTCGTTAGTAGGTTCAACAAAAGAAACAGGCACACTTGCCTGTGTCTCGTCGTCCGCCCTCGTTATTTCAAAACCGAAGATTTTCATTATTTCACCTTGTCATTAATATATTAAGTAGTTGGAATGCCAGTATTACCTTCGACTCTCCACATATCATATTGGAATGTGATTCCAAATTCTTCAATAGTGTCTTGGGTTGACCAATCCAACTCAATTCCATCTAATGCAATTGGGTAAATACCTTCAAATACGTATGTACGTAATGGTGAACCATCTTTGCTGAATTGTGTAACTAACGCGTTTGACTTATAATCTTGCGGTAATGCTCTTGTGTTTGAATCATGCGAGTTAATCGCGTTCATCCAAGCTTCCATTGCATTACGAATTGCAAAATCTTCGTCGTTAATTACTGTGACCGACCAGTCTTCAAATGTTCTATCACCTGCATACTTTACAGTACGGCCAAAGTAAGGGAGCTCATAGCTCCCCACATTTGACGCAGGAATTCCTGCCGCTCTGACCATGAACGGAATTTTTGCATCCGCTGCAGAATCAATTGGGTTCGTGATTTGACATTGGAAAAGCGTAGGACGGGCACCGCCACCAACAAGCTGGGATTTAAACTGGTTGATATTAAATGCCATTTCGTTTCTCCTCTTTAGTATATTTATTAGCTAAGTGAACCAACAATTTCGTCAAACTCAATACCAGTTCTTGTTGCAACAAACGTAAGTTCGATTACGTTAATTGAACGCGCTGGCTGGATGAAGATGTTTGCGCGGAATTTGTTTTGGTCGATAACAGCAGGAGTGTTCACGGTTGCATCAGATACGACTCGGAAGTCGATGATACCGCGACGTCCCTGAATATCTCTCAGGAATGGATCAACGATATTTCTGAATTGCGTTTGTGTAAACTCATCATTAAGTTCAAAGAGGAATCCTTGAGCCGCTGTAGCAATCGCTTTTTCAACCGCAATAAACAATCTACGGACATTCAAACGATCAAACGCGCTTTGCGTTCCTAGCAATGTCTTATCACCGAATAGCATAATACCTTGACCAACTTGAGCCATTACTGGGTTGATGTCTGAGCTGTATAATTGGTCTCTTTGTGCTTTGTTTGGATTAAACGCAAGCTTAACAACATTCTTAATGATACCTTTGCGGAAACCTGCTGGTGATTCCCATACTTCAACTCGAGAAGCAAGTCCAGCCATGTCACCGTTTAATGGTGTCCAACGATATTTGTCGTTATACTTGTCATAGCGGTACTTATATCCGCTATCCATAAATGCGTATGAGCTGCTTTGGATTTTGTTACGATGAGCAATTGCATTTGTCATCTTAGTTGCTGTTGCTGTTGCGTCAACAACCGCTTCCTTAGATGGAGAAATGTATGCAACACAATCTTTACGATAATCTACGACGTTTGAGATGATGTAGTTTGCACGATTACCCGCGTCATCGCCTTTACCTAACAAGACAAAGTTAATGTCAAGTTCGTTTGTGTTTTTCAACTCATCCCATGCAAAACCAAGTTGAGCAAGAGTTGCATTTGATTCTGTTTTAGCGTCCGTACCATTTGCGAGTGATTCGTATTTGGCAAGTGTACCGGCAGCAGTTCCAATTACGGTTGTATCCGCAACTTTAACCCAGGCCGACGCGTTTTCAATTACTGTTTCGTAATATTTGTTTGAACCATCGTCTCTCGTTGCGCCTGCAGTTGTTGAAAGGTTGGAATAAGATTCAACAAGTGTTCCTGCTTCGCCAGAAATATCACCATCTTCGTCAACCACAACAATGTGTACGTGATTTGCGGAAGGGGCGCCTGGGAATAGGCCTGCATGAGCCCAACGCTTTTCTAATTTCAAGGCGTTTGGATCTGTTTCAGCCAATGTGAACTTTGTTTTAAGATTAATTACATAATCGTATCCATCCACAACAGTAACTGCGTTGTTACCGGTGCCGTATGTTTTATTAAGTTCTGTTTCTGTTACACCAGTTACAACAATGTCTTGGTATCCGACTGAATCGTTACCAATTCTAAGAACATCATCAGCAGCCAAAGTTGTCATTTGGTCTGTATTTGATACTTCGAAGTTCAAAGAAGATGCATTGAATGTAAATGCTTGGTCTGCAGAAGTATTTGCGATGCCATTTGTTGGAATGTCACCGACTGCATATAATTCTGACTCATAACCATTTACATTACAATAAGCAACTTGTAATGAGTTACCTAATGCGCCTGGGTGTTTTGCTTCAAATGCACCAGCTTCGCTAACGTCGTTGTTTGCGTCAAGAACATCGCCGCTTGCTGTTGCCGAGTCGTCATCGGCACGAACAACATACAAAGCATTAGCATATGCTAGGTAATCTGCTGCAGTGAAGAAAGTTTCAAAGTTGCTATCGGTTGGTTTACCGAAGCGATTTATTAAGTCTGTTTCTGAAGTAATTAGGACTGGATCATTAACAGGTCCCCAACGGAAAATACCAGCAATTGCAGCTGGAGGTGTCGCGATGGCTGGTACTGTTGCCGATGCGTCCACTTCTCGAACAATGACAGAAGGACTTACGGAAAAAGCCATTTTTTTCTCCTTTATATTTAAACGCGTTTATGTTATTTCTTTTTATGACTGATAGTATTTATAAAAAATTAGAATTTACTCATCATAGCCTAATGCCATCATCAAACACATCGTCACTTCCGTCATCAATAAAACCAAAAGGCATCAAGTCCTCTTCGAGTTGTTCTTCGGTTTTTTCCCTAAGCTTCATTAGCGTGTTAATATCGGTCATTTCTTTAAAGTAAAATTGATCTGTTAACCAAGCAAATATTACCAAATTCATAACCAAATCATCATGCGATCCGCTTTCTGCCTCGTATGAGTTTCCTTTTTTAGAAAATCTTGCCAGCTCTTGGATCGTATTATAGTCTCTTAAAACCAATTGGTTTTGCTCGACTAAAGTTTTTAGCATAGAACATCCAATAGCCTTAACTGACTTTGTTGTTCTTACACCAGGATCTGCCTTTCCGCCTATCCCAGGACCGACTTGTTTTCCTCCTCTACCCATATTTGTAGTAAATAGCATATTTTCATAGCCATAGTCCAAAAGTAAGGTATCTGAAACCTGTTCACCTATATCATTAATTTCAATAAGAACAGCCGCCTCGTTATACATGTTCCCTAATCTATATATAATGCTAGCGAAATCAACCGGGCCAATGTTATTGTCTCTAAAAACGCAGACTTGCTGATAAGGCATGGTTGAAATATCGATGATATTAAATGTTGAATAGTCAAGACCTTTACCTCTTGATACATCAACCGTCATAGCATATACATGATCTTTTTCTGGTCTTCGATACTGTGTGATTCCTTGCTTATCTTCAATTGGCTTATCATAAACTAATTCTTTAAGTTTAGAGCCATCAATCAACGTTCCTGATGATCCTAAGAATTCACAGCAATATTCTTGCTTAAATTTTTGCTCGTCGTAATCTAGCGCAGCAAGTGTTTCGTTTTTCCATTTTTCGTTACGGCCAGGAACGTCATGCCACATTACCTTAACAAATTCATATCCATTTGTCTCTTCTTCGGCGCCTTTACAGGTTTTCCAAAAGTGGTTTAAACCGTTTGGTGTAGAAGTCATTAGAAGCTTTGTGGATTCACCAGATGAAATTGTTGGATAAACCGATGCAAAAAATTCATCGTACCCTTCGATAAACGCGACCTCATCAAGGTATAGAAACGAAATTGATTTACCACGAATTGCTGAACTAGACGTTGTACCTGCGTAAACTTTGCATCCATTTTCAAGAACGATTGAACCTTTGTTCCATTCTTCAACACCTTGCTGCATCCATTTAGGTAACGCTTCAAAGGCTAGTTGAACTCTTGCCAAAACTTCTCGAGCTGCATCACCTTTGTTTGCAAGAATCGCAACAGTTTTAAATTCATTAAATAAAACGTAATGTAAAATGACAGCCATTGCTGTTGTCGTTTTGCCAGACTGGCGAGCAGTCAATACAGCAACACGGCGGTTGTTTGTAATTTTTTCGGTAATTTCTTCTTGATAGCCATACATTGTGAATGGCACAAGACCTTTATCAACATCAACGATTTTGATGTATTCTTTAGCAAAATAAACTGGATCCTGCGAACATTTAAGATACTCTTTTAATAGCTCAGGAGTCCATTCTATTTGTTCACCAATCCGTTTAAGATTTGCGTTACCTAAGTAACCCTTATCCATTATCGTCGCCTTTCATCATTCTTAAAAGGTCTGCAGTTGAAACGATTAAGTTATTATTAGTGACATTGGTTTGTCTTGAAGAGCCATCTGTTCTTTCAAATTTTTTCTTAGAAGATATATCAACATAATCTTTGTTAGCATCAAGGAGAGTTTTCATTAAAGTAGAAACAACTTCAAATGCACGTGGTGATTCCGATTGCTTTGCGATTTCAATCATTTCACGTACTGCATCATCTCCCATTTCAATAATGTTTTGAACATTTTGGCGGGCAAGCTCAAGATCTTCTTCATGCTCGTTATCTTCAGGAACAATAAGTTCGCCTTGACTTGCTTCGGCTGGTAATTGGTCATCATAACGCTCAGGCTCAACTGGAGACAGCTCAGCTTTTATTTCTTTTAAAGGTCTGATTCCTAATGCTTTAGAAATCTTATCATTATCTTTTGACATAATCTATTCCTCTTCAACGATCGTCGTAATGACTCCCCAGTTATCATCAAACTCAATCTGTGTATATGGTATTGAATCTCCGGCAGGGGCAGCGATTGTTACAACCGGTGCTTCACGGTATCCTTTGCCTGCGTTTATTACAGTAATGCCAGTAATATCACCGTGTGAATCCACCTGAACGTTTGCAGTTGCTGTATTTGAAATCGGAGCATCAATTGTTACGTTTGCGCTATTATAAAATTGTCCTGCATCGGTTACAGTAATTGCTGATACTGCACCATCTGTTACTGTTGCAGTCGCCGTTGCTTGGAAATCTGAACG